AATATAGGTCAATACGTTGGACTCTCATGCGTTCTCCAGTTCTTTCTTTGTAACCTCAATAAGACTACGAGTTTGTTTGTAAATCTTTGCAGTATTCAACGCTTCCGGAGAATAGTTGTGCTGCTCAAATTTAACCTCTCGAGCCTCTGGTGTCTGTTCTTGTGCAGCAACATCTTGAGCCTGTGCTGCTTGAGTAGCAAGCAAGTTTGCTTGATCGACTGAGACTCCAGCTGTTATTGCATTAGGTCCAATAATACCACCGATTCCTCGAGCAGTTGCTTGTACCTGACTCAAATCCAATACTGGTGTAATAGTCGGATTAAACTCGCTCAGTTTCTCCATGCCATAAGACGCTTTTGAAAGCGCTTCGTGGAATGTATCAACAGCGCTCTCGCTAATACCGGTGATGCTTCGATTAAGTCTGGGACTGAGTTGCTCAAGACCGATGATCTGACCTCGAATAATATCGTTACCCATTTCAATCATAAGCTTGGATGGCGATCCCCATTTCCAGGGTTGAGCAGCAGCCTTAATTGCTTCTGCAGCCATCTCACCAAGTTTAGCTACGAGTTTTGGTTGACTCGCTACCAAACCGACAATCATACCCTCGATAATTGCTGCACCAAGATTGGCAAATGCATCTGAGAGCTCATCATCATTTTCACGAATGACTTCTGCAAGATCATTCAAGAAATCGATAACGATTATCGCCATTCTATCAGTTGCTGCTATAAATGCATCAGCAAGTGCATCAAGAATGTTGGTAACCATGATTCCAACATTTTCAACTATCTCAGGAATATCTTCAGCCAGCCCAGAAAGGAATTCTATCAGTGCATCGACACCGGCTTGAGCAATATCGCCAGCCAATTCACCAATTTCTGCAATGAGTCTGGTAACAATCTCACCAACCGCATCAGCAATATCGTCGATGTTCTGAGCAATACCAATGAGCAATTGTTCGAAAATATCGATTCCAGCTTCAACAACATCGCTCAGATTATCAGCAATTCCCTTAAGGAATGCAACCAACAATCCAAGGCCTGCGTCTACCAACTCTGGTACATGCGAAGTAAGTTCTTTGATGAATTCTATTGCAATGGTGGCTACGACGCTGGTAAGTTCTCGGATATTGTCTTTGATTCCATTTAGGAATTCCATCAACAAAGTAAAGCCCGTTGAAACAAAGTCTGGTGCCAGATCTTTAATACCAACAAGTACCTCACGCAACAGAACAACAACTGTTTCTACTGCTCCAGGAATGTTCTCAATCAAAAGATCCAATATAGACCTGATGATTCCGCTTAGAGAGTTAATCATAGCAGGAAGAGCATCAAGCAATTGTTGAACAATTTGAATTACAGCATCAGTAAATATACTGATAAGTTGTGGTACGCGTTCAAGTGCTTGATCAAGCAGGTACATAAATGTGTCGATACCAGCAGTACCAGCAGCAGCAATGATTTGAAATGCTTCGGCCATTAAAGCTGAACCCACACCAAGTAGTGCGAACCCAGCTCCAAGAGCAAGCAAAGCGACTGACAGCCCCAGTATTGCAGGAATAGTTGGTGCCATCAAAAGTGATGCTGCTGCAATAGCTGCAAGAGCAACCGCCATAACAGCAAGACCAGTACCAAGATCCTTCCAAGAAATCTTAGAGAATCCGACAATTGACTTGCCTAATAGCAATAAAGCTCCGGCGGCAATACCAAGAGCAATTGCTCCTGGGATAGTACCAGACATCAAAGTTAGTCCACCGGCAAGAATCAACATTGAACCACCGAGAGTGGCCATTGCTCTTCCGATTTCATCCCATGACATTGTGGCAAATATCTTTAGAACACCAGCCAGAATACCGAGAGCAACAGCAACAGCAATCAAGGCTGGGCCGTTAAGAACACTTGTCAACGGCATCAATTGCATAGCTCCGGCGATTATCAACAAACCACCAGCCAGAACGGTCATACCCTTACCAATTTCCTCCCACGACATGGAAGCAAATATAAGTAGAGCTCCACCCATTATATTAAGTGCCGTGGCAATACCAAGTAAAGCCGGAGCGATAAGCAACATTTGAACAGCTGGCATGAGATGCATAGCTGCAGCTATACCTATAAGAAGGCCTGCAACTGAAGTTAATCCCTTACCAATCTCTTCCCAAGATAGAGTGGCAAATATCTTCATTGCGGCGCCCATGATAACAAGGCCGACTGAAATAGCCATCATACCTAAACCAGCTGCAATGAGACTCAATGAACTTCCAGAAAGAAGTGTTGCTGTAGAAACCATTACTCCCATCAACACTGTCGTTGTTAGAAGCCCCTTGGCGATCTCTTCCCAACTTAGTTTGGAGAGTACAACAACAGCTGCCGACAATACTAGGACAGCAGCGGCTACTTCTACCATTGTTGCACCAATAGAAGCCAGACCAAGGCCAACTCCAAGACCAGCCTTGCCAGAAGACGCGTTAAGAATTGCCACAGCACCAATCAACTGACCCATACCAACAGCAAGTGCTGTTAGAGATTTAGCCATTGACTCAGGATTGATGAATGACAACACAAGAACCGACGCAGTCAACAAAGCAAGAGCTTTAGCAATGTCGAGCAATGCATTAGCTCGAATCTGTGTCTGCATCGTCTGCAAAGTACTTGTTAGCTGATCCAGATTAGTCTTAAGAGAACCTATAATTCCAGGTCCATTTTGGAATGCCTTAATTGCATCAGTTACTCCGCCTAGACCCAGATCTGCATTAACAGCAATGCCACTTGATCCAAGTTTAGCTAGTCCAGCACCGCCAAGAAGAATACCGATACTGTCTAGAATATCTAGGAACTTATCGAACTCTTCGGACATGAAAGCTTCTTGCAACGTTGGCCCAAGTGTAATAGCAAAGTCCCAGATTGCTCCGAAAACATCACCTACAATATCACCTATTGCCTTGACTTTATCCCACACCCACTGGAATGCATTTCCAACATCTGTAAGAATGTTCCACACACGTTGAAGCACATCCCACATGGTCTCGAGTGCCTCCGAGACCCTTCCAAATCCTCCTGAGAGCGAGTTTGTAGTGTTCTCGTCAACATTCCTACTAAAGCTCTGGAAGAACTCTGTGAGACCTTCTGGGAAGTTAAATCGGATGCTAATAGACGAAAGAACTTCAGAGATCTTATCCCGAATTCTTCCGAATGCTTCCTCGACGCCCTCGAGTGAGTTAAAATCAATACCGTCAAAGAAGTTCTTAAACGATTCTCTTAGCCCATCCACATACGCCGTTGGGTCCCTAAATATCTCTACAACTTTATCGCCGAATTCAATGAGAACTTCGGTAATATCTTCAAATTCCTGCCGAAGTATAGAGAAGTCTCCATTATTAATCCAAGCTGTATAGAATTCTGATATAGCAGCTGTGATTTTATCAAACCATGTTAGAAGTGTGTCGGAATCTCCACCAATAAAATGGCTAAATAGATCCCTAAAAACTCCGAACGTTCCCTTAACTACCTCAATACCGAAATCAAGGATTTGGAATATCGCATCAAAACCAGCACGAAGACGATAGAAGAACGTATCATTCGTTGCTAGAGTTTCAAAGAAAGTTGCAAACCTGTTTGTAAGGTCATACAGTTTATCAGCGTCCATACTTCCGAATACATTTCGGAAAGCCCCGCCAATTGTATTTATTACTCTCTGCATCGATTCAAAAGCAGCTTTTAGACCTTCGATTAGACGAGTTCTACCGCCTAGATCTCTCCAGTTTTCAAGAAGTGCATTCCTAGCATCAGCATTTACGTTTACGACACCACTAATAATATCGTTGAACTCTGTAAAAGTTGCTTTAGCTTCTTCGAAATCACCAAATATAAGTTGAAAAGATCGACTCCATCCAGAGCCCATGGTTTCTTTAACAGTACCAAGAAGCTGTGTTAGAGTCTTTACTTCAGTAGCAGCAGCATTTCCTAGCTTACCAAGCTTCTCCATCTCAATGGCTTGCTCTTCGGTATAACCAAGAGACATGAGCTGTGCCTGAGTGAGATCGCCAGTAAATGATTGAAGTGTTGTTGTAAGAACTTCGCCTGTAATCCACCCATCTTGAAGAGATTCACGGAAATTATTACCGGCATCTTCCCACTCTTTGAGTGTCATGTCCATTGGAATATCGGCGATGGTTCCAAGTGCTTTGCCTGTTTCAAACAAAGCGTTCTTGAATACTTCACCACCCATACCCGCATTGACGACCGAGTTCCAGTCCATCAACTTTACACTGCCCGTAGCAAGAGCTTGGGACAACTGATACATAGCTGTACTAGCTTGATCAGCACTTGACCCTGAGATGGCTGCTAGGTTTGCGATACCCTTGATTGCATTTACTGAAGTGTCTAGATCGACGCCAGCAGCCGTAAAGGTACCAATATTTCTAGCCATTTGTGCAAAGTTGTAAATAGTCCTGTCGGAATATTCATTCAACTGAGACAATGCATTGTTGACATCTTCCAAAGTCGAACCCTTACTAGCCGTGTTAGCTAGAATGGTTTGAATGGAGTTCATATTGGTTTCCATCTCTTGGAAACCTTGAATAATTGGATCGGTTGTGAACGCTGTGGCCATGTCTGTACCGACACGAATTGCTGCACTAGCTATAGTCGCCAAAGCAGTAACCGCAAGGGTGGACATTGCAAGGAATTTACCACTTACACCAGAAATAGCCGATGTGATACCGTTTAGGTTAAAACCTCTGGTTTGTTCAGCAAAGTGATTAAAACTTCTGCTTGTGGCACCAAAGTTCAATTGATCTGAGATTCTCTGAATACCCCGTTGAGATTCTGCAAGACTGTTGACAAACTGTGAAGTGTCCAAAGACATCTTCAAAGCACTCATGCGTCCTAGATCTTCAAAACTCTGCTTAACTCCGGTGAAATTGAGTGCATGCTTCAGATCGCCAAGGCTCTTGATAGATTGAGCAATATCACGTTCGAATCTTGCGTTGTCGAACGTCATATGGACTATTCTGTTGTCAATTGTACTCATTGTTTCACCCGCTTCCAGATTTCTTCAGTCATCTCATCAAACACGGGCCGCATTGCCGGGTTTATATAATCTCTACCTTGGACGTATCCACCGGTACCTGTCGCGTGTCCATACTGAATAAGGATAGCGATTGGCTTACCATCTTCTTCGTTGTTGTTATACCACGATATAGTAATGCCATTGCGATCTTCTGTGATCTTGTATTCCCAACGCTTGGAAGTCTCACGAGTATCTTTTGGTGTAGCATTTGCCAATGCGTCAACACCCTTGATCCCATACGTATCTAACCACGGAAACTGCCTACGCTTATTAACTCTCGTTAAGAATTTTTCCAAATTTTTGAACGAACCAGAATGGGTAATATCTATCACGATTACTCCTTAGGCAGTCCAAATATTGGCAGTGTTAACCAAATCTCCTAACGAAGGTAAATATGCAGAATTAATCTCATCTCCATAAAGAATAGCCTCTAATGCTGATACAAATTCTGGTTGTGATTTAGAGGTGTCAAATATAAGATGTGATGTTGGTCGAAACCCTGGAATCTTCGATGGAATTGATGTTAAATTCCATTCAAACTCAACCATTGATGGACTTGAAGAATTTGTCTCGTATGATCTTTGTGCAGCAACGGCAGTGATGTTTGCTGCTATATGGATCTTGTATCCAAATGCTGCATTAACATCATTTCCAACTTTTGTTCTCCATGAGAGTCCAAATAGTTTTGGAACTTGCGACGTAACTAGCATTCCATTGCTGGATTCTTGAACGCCCTCATACTCCATAAACTCGTCTGGATATGTAATAGCTTTAAGCGTGGCAGCGAAATCTGATACGCTCACAACTTCATTGATCTTAACTCCATCGAAGTATACTGGTCCGGATGGTCCTGCTGTAAATTTCTCTTCAACAGAAGTAAGACCGTTCCATGGAATTCCTGTTCCATCTTCTAGATAGAAAACCCCTCGATCAAGACCAGTTTCATAGAACTTTTGTCCTACTCCGTCCCAGGTCAATACGGTCATGATACCTCCTATCCACGAGTTCCAAGTTCGGCCCTACGCCGGGCATTTTCTTCTCTTTGCCAAGCAACTTGTTCTGATCGATTCATCTTCTTTGGTTTACCTTGTTTGGTACTAAAGATTCGAATCAATGCAAACAGTCGGTTCAAATGCCAAGTTTCAAACTCGTATGGAATTCTAAAAGAAAGCATCCAATAATACACAAGTTCTGCCGTAATAATTTCAGATTTACCAGTCTTCTTTGTTTCTTCTCTGAAAGTAGTAGCGGTTTGCTTTGAATCGATGTACTTGTTGATTTCTTGTAGATTCTCAATGGATAATCTGGAAAGGTTTTCGAAAGATTCCCCAGGGGGATTTTGCATGAAGAAAATGTACCATTGCATTTCCTCAGAGGTCTTCTTATCTAATTCAGATAAGAAGGGCTTCTCAAACTTTGACTCCCATTTTGACAGGGAGACCAAGGAATGCTCGAGA